TGCTGTAACACTTGTGACTGTTCCAGATGTTAGTACGGGCTTATTTAGAATGACTGCTAATCCTGATGTTGCGTTCCAATTAGATTGTACATTACTTACTTTGGCTGTGTTGGCTGTGATCGCTGAAGCTTGACTAGATGTTATACCTGTCTTTGCGTTGTTAGCTGTAATATCATCTGCTTGTGCCGTGGTGATTCCTACCTTGGCTGTATTGGCTGTGATTGCAGATGCTTGCCCTGACGTAATACCTACCTTCGCATTGTTTGCAGTAATGTCGCTTGCCTGCGTAGATGTAATACCAACTTTTGCTGTATTCGTTACAATGTCTGCTGCCTGAGATGTGGTAATGCCAACCTTTGCAGTGTTGGCTACGACATCAGCATTTGCTGCAACCCGTGCATCTGTAAAGTATTCATTGGTAGTGCCTTCTGCAATATCATCAGTATCTAAAACAACTACTCCCGTTTGACCGTTTACCGAATCTACAGGTACAGATGGTATTGCTGATGCGAGCGCAAGTGTTCCTGAACTTGTAGGTAGGCTTAGGTTTACATTGCCTGCGCTGTTTAAACGGATATACGCCTTAGTCGTGTTAGCGACATCGTGAATGTAAAACTTACCATGCACGTTTATATCAGCCTCGTTTGCCGTTGTAGACCCGTCAATGTTTAGTGCTGTGTACGCTGTGCTACCCGTAGCATCTGTTGCTACAATCAGGTCAATGTCGCCTGGACTTGTTTCGGTAATCTCAATACCTGTAATTCCTGACTTTAGCTTTGCCTGTGTTGATGTTAAATTGAGATTGGAATTAGTCAGCCCACCATTGCCTATACTCGTACTGCCTCCTAGCTTAAACTCTGTGTACAACACACTAAGCCAATCAACAGGTTGCCATTTATTTGTAACACCTGCTGTCCATTTTAAAACATCATTGCTGTTTGGGCTTGCAGCGTCAACATCATCTAAATCATCAACATCTAAAACCACGACACCCGTTTGCCCATTGACAGAATCAACCGATCCTGCGCTTGCCAACAAGTTACTTACTTGAATTTTTTTACTTGTGCCGGCTGTGCCACCGGTATCATCGCCTACATCTATAATATGCAGTACATCTGTATCATCGGGCGTTGCTGCTAACTCACCTAGGTCTGTTACTTTGGTTGACATTATCTAAATATTTTACAAGTTTGAATTCGTTACGTGTTGTAATATCTAACGCCAAGAGCGTTTGCAATTGCTCTGAGTTTATTGTCCGTTGGGATTTTCGGGTATACGTTGAGTCCGCCAAAATAATTACGTGCTGAAGGTGAAAGGTCTGATCCGGTGTTATTTGTGTACTCCGGAAAACTTGATTGGTTGAACTGCAAATAATTAATCATCTGCTGTCGGTAAAACATGCCGATTTCTGTGCTTTGCTCTACCACTAACTTAATATCGCTAGAACTTGCTGTTTGACCTTGTTCTGAACTGTTTATGGTGACAGCATTATTAGCAAACTTGATGCGCACCACATACGCTAATTCTACGAAAGCTAACTGCACTAAAGCCGGTGCAATGTATTCTTCTAGTAGCTTTTTATATGCTGCGTTTTCAGTTTCATCTACTTCGTCAGCATCAATTAACGTGTTCAATTTGTTTTCCAGGCTTGTTCCGATTGCAGGCAATATCCACCTGTCCTGCGCAATCATAATGTACGGCTGTATCAAATTGTCGTCAACCGTGCTACCTAACGCGCTATCGCGTTTTAGTTTAGTTGATGTGATGTATAGTGTTTTTGCCATTTTTTTTAGTTGTATGCGCCCCTATTCGGTGTGTCTATAGGTGCAATGTATTCCTCTCCCTTCTGTACTACGTCAGGGTTATTGCCAACTCTACGCATTACATCATCCCAATCGCCAACAATATCTATCATCTCTACTTCCTCCGGCTCGCCTTCAGGTGCGTAAATAAATATCTCTCTTTGCCATCCGTGTCTACAGTAAATTCCCCCTTTCCATTCGAAAATATCGTATGGCATAGACGGCTTATGAAAGAATTCTACGTTCTCCCCATACATAGCTTCAATGTCTTCGTAACGATAGATTACACCTTCCTTGCTTAAATCCATCATGTCTACGCAAAAGTCCCTGCTTTCATCGCTTTTTGCAGGTGTAGTAGCCGTTTCTTCATAGCGGTAACGAACAGCAAACAAATAACCATCGCGCCCTATGACATCGCCATAATCTGAAATATTCTCTACGTCTGAATACTCCTTGTAGAACATGTGTTTTTTGGCGTGTAGCAATGCATCAACACCACTTTCTTCGATTGCTTCGCTTTTTACATGGTAATAATCAGCACCCACACGCGCGTCCAAGGCTCTCATCCTTTTTTTTAGCGGACTGTCTTTTTTTTTTAATTGCGTCTGTGCAATTGCCTCTTCTACCTCTTCGTCTTTCTCTACCTGCTCAATAGCACTTGCTTCGCTAAACAAAGCATCCGCTACTTCAGGAGTAAATTGCAGCATCTGCACTAAAAATACCTTTGCCTGATCCTGTGTTAGCAAGCCTTGATTGACTTGGTTAATTAGCATCATTGCGCTGTCGATTTGCCCACCATCATAACTTGCATCGACGTTAGATGTATCCGATGCGTTTGCGTCAAATAGATTATCAACTTCTATGAATGATGCAGGCTTTAATGGCGTAAAGTACATTTCAAGCGTAATGTTGCTTGCTGCAAATACAGGCTTCAAAGCATCGAGCATCAAACGCTGAAAAGGCAAAATAACTGTACGATAGAATAAATCATACGAGTCTTTCATCTCTTCCGCGTTGTTTCCAAATCCTCCTCCTGAGTCACGAACACCAAACAACAATGGCGAAGTAACCCTATGTGCGCTAAGTACCTTTTTACTGCACTGCTCACTTAGGTAATCAAACACCTGATGCGCATCTGTAATGTTAAAGCTTTCTACCGTTGGTGCTGTGTCCTGAGAATCATTAAAAGTCATCAGGATTTTACCTGCGTTGTTTGCTCCTCCAAACTTGTTATATACTAACCTTTCTAATTCAGCACGTTCTTCTTCTGTCGGTACGCCCGAATTGAAGTTCATGATAGTCGAGGGAAAGAAGCCTTGGTTTATTGAACTGAGATGGTAAGCCGATAGGTCTGCTTCTACCTGTGCGTAAGCCGTACCTGGCAAGTAATCAGGTAAGCCATAGTAGAACGACAAAGGCGTATACATTTTAGCATGTATAATTTGACTTGCTGCTGTTCTATCGCTTGTGCTAAATGCAGGAATTACTTGTGGTTCTGTCTTCTGATCGTCCCAATCTGTTTTATGATAAAACAATGGCACTTGGTCTTCATCGTCGGCTATTCCACATCGCATTGTAGATGCCGGAATATGATGCACTTCGCTTATAGTTGTGCGATCCTGTGACCAAATGACATTAAAAAATACTTGCCCATAAAGCTTTAGGTCAAAGGCTGCTTTCTTTAGACACTCACCACTGCCAAATATTGCCTTTGCTCTTAGCCATTGCTCGATGTTATTGTCTTTGTTTACAGCGTTCAAGCCTTCGCCATAAATCATTTCACTTACACCTTTAATAATTGCACCGTGCATGCTGCTGCTTGCGTACAACTCTTCTAGGTAATGCGGATACATATTGTCTGCACCTGAGTCAATCCAAAGCTTGTTTTGGCTTTCTCGAAAGAAAGGAACATTTGTTGCCTGGTACTCTAAAATGCTAAAGTTTTCTTTTTTCACTGCTCGTAGACTTTGTAAATATTGCTATCAGTACCATTGTATCCTGTATAATCTGATTCGCTAAATGCCCCTGCGCTATCTCTGATGTACGCTAGTCTTGTTGCATATACAGTGCTACCCGAATACACTGTTAAGATATACATTCCCTCGTGCAGTTGCGCATTATCGTACCACTCGTTCATAGGAATTAATACAGCACTTGATCTTCCATTAGTGACAGCGGATACAGCCTGCAACTTTGTTTTGGAAAAATCAGTTAGCACGTTTTCAACCTTGACTGTATAGCTACCTGTTGTGTAGCCGTCAAGATGCAAGTATGCCGTCTGTACTGATGCCGATTTTACTAATTGTACCATGCTTTTTTTTTATGAAAAGGGGCAAGCCATTTGACCTGCCCCTTCCCTCTAACCACCAACCAAGAACGATTAATTGGCTACTACATTAATTCCTGATACGGCTGCAAAAGCATTGGCTTGTGTAGCTGTAGCTACATATACCGGATTCTGTTCGCGCCCTACAAGATCAATTGTGTAACCGTTTAAATCTCCAAACCCTTGTCCTGTAACAAGATTACCACCTTGTACATTACATCCGTAAACAGCACCGATTAAAAACAGATTTAGGTTATTGTCAAGTACCCAAACGTTGGGTCTGCCCTGACAAATACTCCTGATGTCTCCGATGTCTGTGCTGTCGAACTTTTGAAAAGTAAGACTTAACGATTGCTCGAAAAAAGTCGTCCCGTTTGCAGGATCGCTTTGGTATGTGACTGTCAAACTACTTGTTTCAGGTCTTACGTCAAACTCGTAAACATCAATGGCAGTATCCGTAGTAGCAACCGACACTACATCGTCTGTTTCTGCGAAACCTGCTTGCGCTAAATAGTTTACGTAATTACTGAAAAACACCTTTTGAATACCGCCAACTGATTCTTTACAGTCAACGATTCTACCGCTTGATAATGTACATGCCATAATTCGAGAAATTTATTAGTCCCCAATTACCGCATCATACGCAGCTACCACGCAATCTCCGGGAATGCCAACTTGCATGCCCAATCCAAAGCGCATTGCAATTTTTACGTTGTCACTTCCGTCATATTGCCAAGCATCAATGTACTGTGCAGACGTGTAATCAGTCGCTAGATTAGAACCTACTACCAAATTGTCTTCATACGTCAAAACCAAAGCATCGTTTGCCATTCCAGGACAAACATGAATTGGAATACCGAGGTACTGCAATGAAGGGAAACCTTGGTTTACACCTGCCATGTTAACACCTTGATTTGATCCTGACTGACCTAAGAATTGCATCAAATTACCTGCTGTCTGAGTAGAGCAGTAAAACGCAACATCTTGCTTGTCCAAAATAGCACTGTTTCCTGCTACGGCTTTGTTGTAAGCTTCGTGAAAAGCACCCGTAGAAAGACCGATGTTAGCTGCTGAAAAACCAGCTGCCGTTACAACCTTTTCAAGTGCTACAGGAGCAGTTTCTGTTCCACCTGCTGCAAGAATTGACGCTCGGTAACCTGCGTTGTTAAATTCCCCATCATTAGACAAGAAACCATTAGCCAAGCCACCTTTCCAAATTGTATTTTCTACGCCTTGTGCTGCATAGCCTGCAACAGTTGCCATAGAGAATGTTACAAACTCAGGGTTACCTGCTGTCATAGTTTCACGCGCTCCGGTCATTCCTGCCCATGTAGGCAAAAGTGTTCCTCGGCAAAGTGCCTCCATTACTGCAATATCTGTCAATTCCAAAACGCGCTCACCCAAAGTCAAGCTGTCTGTAGAACTCCAATCGCAATTTGCTGTAACCAATACGCCTGTCGATGACAAGCTAGAAATTACTGCTTTACTTTGGATTCCGTCAATTTGACGTACCCATCCCTCGGTGAGCGTTTTTGCCATCTTCAATGCCGGTGCAACATAAGGTGCTGCACGTTCTCCGGCATAAGTAGTATCGGGGCTTACAAGTGGTGCTGCAAACGCTCGACGTGACGCTCGTGTCATGTACTTACTCATTTTCCGTAATTATTAATCATATCCATAGCTGCTGCCGTGTTTTTATTCATAGGCTTTGGAGCAACAGTTCCTCCGTCTACTGATGGTGCATTACGCAATGGACGTGTTGCAGGGGCAGCACCAAATTCGCGCAGTTGATTGCGCAATGATCGGTTCTGACGCTCCAAGCGTGTCAATCGCTTTTCCATCATTTCTTCTTGACTCAATTCTCGACGTTGTGGTCGTGCTTCGCGTCCAAATTCGGATCGTTGCATACCTTGTCGTGATCGTCGTGGTCGTCGTTGGCGTGAAGCCTCGACTTTTACTTCTTCTTTCACTTCTTCTTCAATTACTTCGCCTCCACCTGCATCGGCTAATTCCATAGCCATTTCATGCACAGCTTCAGCTTGTTCTGCCGATAGCCCCATATCGACTAATAATGATACAAATTGTTCGTGGGAGTCCGGGGCGACTTCCACTTCTTCAGTTACGGTTTCTTCTGTTACCGTTTCTTCAACTACTTCTTCTTCCATGAATTTTCGATTCTTCATTTTTTTTATTTATGGTGACTTATACCTAGTATCCGTATTCTGCTTCATCTAATATTTCCAGGAACAAATCAAAATCCCTGGACGTGAAAACATTAGGCGACATTTCGGTAAAGATTACTTTCGCTCTTTCGTAATTCTCTTCTAAAATTGCTTCTTCTACAATATCTAATGCATGATTAAATGTTTCGTCGAGCATATAGTCGATGCGAAACTCACTAATCATAACAAGCAGTTCTTCTTGTGACGTATTTGTCCAAACACCCCAAATGCGATCAAGTAGAGGATTCATTCGTAACGGTTGTAATATCTGCGCTTTAGCAGTGTTTTATAAAACATAACCTTCATGCTGTTTAGGTGCTGCACATCGTTGTGCATTTCCACTTCTTCAGCAGCATCTTCAACAGCCTTTACTTCACCGTTGTATTCAATTAGTACACCTTCGTAAACTTCTAGTTCTACGCCTGCTTCGCTTTGGTATTTGCCATTACTCAATTCTGTGGGCAACCCTTCTTCATCAATTGCGAAAACCGTAGAACCGGCTGAGAGAGCATCACTTTCGGTTGCAATGACAGTGCCGTTAGATAACGTAATCTCTGTATAGAATTTGCGCTTCACGGCAAACCATAGCTTTTTAAATACCTGCTTAATTTTTGCTGCTTGTGACATCTCAACCATTTTGTCTGCAAAATATCCTTCGACGCTAAATCCTCTAAGTTTTCCTTCCTTTACTTCTTGCCATACCTCATCGTTAGCTACGTGTACTTTTACCATCCACGTTCCCTTTGGAACACTAAACCCGTACATCTTGCTTTTATCTAACTCAGGGTCTTCTACAATCCAACTTTCAGTTACACTAACATCTTCGATTTTCTCTAAGTGTTCCTTTGTGTGATCGTTGGTTCGATTGGTTTTTAAGAACAACTCGCTTGCAAGCTTCACCGTTTCTTGGCTAAAGAATACATCGTACTCTTCATTGGTTTGCTCATCGTACCTAGGTATGTTTTTCTCAGGAATTAAAGCAGCACCAACTAATGTTCGTTGCTCCTCATCCATTGCGGCTAAACTGATTCCCTGTGTGTTGCCATTTTTATTGAAGAAAACAAAAGATTCCTCGATGGCAGGAAATTTGACCAAGCTAATAGCTTCTACGCCAAATGCTGTGCCGTCTTCCTCGATAAGTAATTCAATTAGCTTTCGTTCCATAACAGTCTTATAAGGATTCGGCTTTGCGTAAAGCGTGTGCCAGGTTTTCATACTCCCATACTGCTCCCTCTCGTTTGTCCTGTACTACCCAATAATTGCTGCCGTGTGGTTGGTAAATCTCAATATTGTTTACTTCGATATAAGTAGTGCCTCGGTCTTCGTAGCCGTCAAAATCAATCATATCTCTGTTGTTTACAGTTCTTTCACAGCTTGATAACCAAAGGCATCAGCCAAAACAGCGTATAAATCATCACGGTCAAAGCGATCCAAATCTTTTGTTGTGAGAATTACGCCATTATCAAATGGCTGCACATCCTCTACAATGTCCCAAACTTCCGTATCATAATAGTCGCGTACTACTTGTTCTACCTCACGAACTGATCTTACGCCAACAAAAAAATCCACTGAATATCTCATGTCTGTGTTGTTTAACCAATGTAACTACCCATGTAATCTAGAATGTCAAGATGGGCTGATTCTTCTTGTTGCCATGTAGGTTCTTCTACGCCATTATACTCATCTAAGATGTACTGCGTTACTTCATTGACAATCTCCGCAAAGTCCCGATCGGTGACCCAATCATACAATGTTTCATCATCGTTTTCATATACCTCATAGAAGACTGCCTCATGTACAAAGTCATATATCCATTCCATATCTCTGTTGTTTATACTTGGAATTGCACATAAACAATAAAACGTCCGTTATCGTCTTCTGTCCAATAGCCAAAATCATAATACTCATCGTTCTCCATCATCTCAGGAAATTCTTCTCTAACGAAAGCATCTAATTCAAACCTTTTAATGTCATCAATAAATATGTCAAGTGCAACCTTATTTACGTAAAATGCACTCGCCCTTTCGCTTGGCAAATAACCTATGTACTCAAAACCAGTTTCATCTGCTAAGAAGTCACCAAATGCTTCTTGCGCTCTATCGTTTGCGTATGCCATATCTCTGTTGTTTAGAATGAACGGTAGTAGTATTGGGCTTGGTCGTGTATGCCCTCAACTCCTTCAATTAAATCTTCTATGCCTTCTGCTGCGTTTTCAGCCTCATAGCCTGCTCCTCTATCTACTTCAGAATAGAAGTGTTCTAATAAAATTTCAAGCGTAGACGTTAAATCTTGTGCTTGTTTTTTAATTAGATTCAGTTCGTAGTCTGCGTTACTTTCACCTCTCATATCTCTTTTGTTTAGTAGTTCCAAAAAAACTGGTTATTCTGCCACTCGTAATCAATCTCTGGGTGGAACGCATCAATGTAATCTTCCACAAAATTACGGTTTTTGTCAGCCGCAATAAGTAGCGTAGCAAATCCTCTTGGAAAATTTCGGGACGGATAAGTAGTGCCTCCGACTCCTACTCCTGGGCTATCATAATTCACATAGACGTAATATGGATATTCGCGCTGAACATCTTCTAACATATCTACTAAATCGTCAATATCCTGTTCGTCCATATCTCTGTTGTTTAAATCGGTTCTGCAAGTAAAGCAAGAACGGATTTGTCTGCCGTTCCTTGTACTCTAAACGCAAGAGCAGGTACTACGCTTGTTTCACCTGCGTTTAATTTTAACGGCACTGCGCCTGCTGATAATAGCATAGCGTTTGACACAGTAAACAATGCTTCATACGTATACACTACAGTATCAACTGTTTCTGTAAGCGTAATTGCGACTACATCGCCATTAGCATAATCTTTACCTACTGTGCTGCTTACTGCTGCCGTAATAAAAAAGCCTGTGCCGTAGTTACCTATAACCGTTGTAGCTGTTACTGTCTGCCCAAGAATTGTATAAACTAGCTTATCGCCTACTTCGTAACCTGAACCTGCATTGACAATTTGTACATTTCCAGGATTCATTGCGCCTACACTTGTACTAAATCTAACTACAAAACCTGTTCCGTTACCATCTGTTGTTGGTCGATATTCAGTTACAGCAGTTGCGCCTGGTGAACCGGTATCGTATGACATATTAGTAAGGTTCTCAATTGTGCCGTCTTGCGTTTGCGTTACAGTTGTAGTAATCTGTGCGCCTGATCCACTCCCTGTTTCATTCCGCACAGGGTATGCCGTAGCAACTTGTGCTGCTTTTAACTCAGGACTAAATTTTGTCAAGCCAGGCAATACATCTGTATTTGTGGCTGCAAATGGTGCAATAACGCTGTTTTCAGGAAACGGCTTAATGTCTAAAGTAATTACTCCTGCATTGTCATTGTGCAAATACAAGGGACGTACTAATGTTTGGTAACCGTCAGTTGCTTGTAGTGCCGAATAGTATCTATACATATCTCTGTTGTTTAGTATCCGTAATCGTAAAGTAAGTCTTGTAGCTCACTTGCTACTCTCGAAACGTCTTTGCGCCTTGCTCCATAAGTTTCAGCCCAAGCGACAACATCATTTTGAATACGAAAAGAAACGCCTAAATCATCAAGGTTATAAAACGCATCCTCTACTGCACTAGTATCGTTACCGTCTACCGCAAATACTAATTGCATTAAGTACGAAAATTCCTCTGAGTTTTTGTCGATCATATCTCTGTTGTTTAGTAGTCTATTCCTACTTGTACACCATCTCTATTTTCATCGAAAATAAGATCGTAAATAGGAATGCCGACTTCGTGTGCCATCCAATCTTGCAAATCATCTACATCATTTTTACCAAAAAATATATCGGTAAAATCAACCTGAGCAAGAATCATATTGCCTTGGTCATATGTGATTGTGTACGGTACACCAAATGCTTCTATTGCTTCGATAAAAATCTGCCTCATATCGCTGTTGTTTAGATGCCGATGTCTAGGATAGTATCGTTGACGTGTTCAGCAACTTCACGGAAATCAATTTCTCCAAACGAAGCGTTTAGCCAATCACCCTTAATTCCATCAGGATTTCTATTCATGTCCAAAGCATCATACAACCAATCTTCGCACCATGAAGCATCAACCTGTAGTTCCCCTTGGTCAATTGCTGATTCTGCCATTGGCTCAAACCAATCCCAAATAGATAAAGTCCATGTTTCGTAATTCCTGTAACCGTTCATAATCTAAATTTTAACTTGCGTTTAATATACTATATATGCCTGTACCATCATAATGTAGTTTTTGCATTAAGTTGATTTGCCATAGCAAGTTGACCCTGCAATTGTGTTTGAACTACATACGCCTGCATATCAGGACTATCTTGTCTAGCAGGTAAAGGCGTTGCGCTCATATCCGGCAAAGAACTTCTAGTTGCTCCACCACCACGACCAACTGATCCACCTGCGCTGCCTGCTTGATCGAGTATTCCCTTAATGCCAACAAAGCTAGACAGCACACCACCAACCATAGTTGTTATCAAAACGCCTAATGAAATTGGGTCTTTGGCTGTTTCAGCAGCACCACGAACTGCACCTGCCATTGCCATTGCTTGGTTTAAAAGCACATCTGCAATTGCTAGTCCTTTTTGGGTTTCGCTGTTGTCTTCAGATAAACGCCCTATTGTTTTAAATAGTCCGCTCGTAGCATTGGCAAAAGCATCAATCCCTTGCATGCGGATGTCTTCTTTTTCCTCTTCGCTGTCCTTGGTTAGCTTTTCTGACTTAGCAATGTAATCTGCTTCTACTTGTGCAATTAGTTCTTCGTTGCCATTAGCAAGCTCTATACGCCTTTCGTATTCCTGCATTAATTGCATTTCCCTGCGCTCGTAATCCGTCAATCCTTGCTCGTAAAGCTGATCCTGTAAACTACTTTGCTGTTCGCTAATACGTGTTGCTGCTTGTGCGTCTATTTCTGCAACGTCCATATCGTACTTACGCTGTAAGGCAAGCAACGCATCGTAAGTTGCACCGGCTTGTATCAGCCTCAAATAGTCTGCATTGAACTGTTGCTCTAAGCGTTTCTTGGCTTGCTCGTCCTGGCTTTCCAGGCTACGAACATCGTATTCTTGGTTCAGCCTGAACAACTGCTCCCTTACATACTTTTCATCAGCTAGTCTTTGCTTGTCGATAGCCTCTTGCTTGCGATTCGCTTCTGCTTGTGCTTGTTCATCTGCTTTTTGTTGGCGTAACGTGTAGCCTGCTCTTGTGTTTTCTAAACGCTGCAATTGCTTTTCAGCTTCAGCAATACTAGCATCTGCATCTTCCGCTACTTTTTCCGGTGGATCAAACACTAAACCCGTTACACTACTTAGTGCATCATCAGCAAGACTTGTTCCTTTATCTAGTACACCTAAATCAGTTAATGCGCCTGTAATTGTATCAATGATACCTAATGCTGCAACCAACGGAAACAGCGTTAATCCAATTATTGCTTTTGTAGTATTTGTTATGCGCGTAGCAGCAGCAGTTTCTTCTTCTTTCTGTGTCTTTAAGTTTTCAATTAAGATGCGTTGCTGTGTGATTGCCTCATCAGTTGCTGCCATACGCATCATTAAAATCTCCTCCTCAGTTTTGCCTTGAAGCTTTAGGATACTTTCAGTAGCTGTAATATTATTAAGCTGTTCCTTGCTTGCCTCGACTAGTTTTTCGCTGTCCGCAACTGCTGTTTTAGTTTCTTCATTTGCGCCTTGGATTGCTCCTTTTATCTTATCCCAATTGTCAACTAGCATTCCTAGGGCAACGACCAAAGCACCAATGCCTGTAGCTGCAATTGCGCCCTTTAAAGCCTTAAAGCCACGCGATAACCTGCCTACTTGTCGCTGTGTAGATTTAAACGCTCGTATGGTACGCTGAAATCCGCGTGGCAAGAACTGACTAAATAGATCGCCAACACCTGCCCAATCTTTTCTTGCGCCTTTACCTGCTCTTGCTGCACGTTTACCAAAATTCTCAACAGCTTCACCGGCTTTTTCTGTTGCTTCAGTAACAGTTTCTTCGCCTTTAATTTTCAGCTTTACTTCGCTTGCCATATCTGTTTGTCATTATCAGTTTTACTTTATCCCAATTGCTCGTGTTCGCGTCACGTATACCATACCATGTTCTATACAGGGGATTGCCTTTTGCTCGCTTTGCAGTCATTATTCTAATAGCCGTTGGCAAACCATACCCTATAGCATTGATCCAATATTTCATAGGTTAAAATCAAGTGTTTCGTTATTGCTCAGATTCAAGTGAATTTTAACACTGCCTGTTAAATTGAAATACGCAGCAGAATCTGTGATTACATCTAATCCACTAATTTCTACATATTGCACTTTTACTTCGAGTAGCCATTGCGCCTTAACATCTGCTTCGCCCGTGCATGTTATAGTAAAGTTTGCGTCAGCACCTGCTGCACGTTGTATTGTAGTTACGCCTGTTGATGCTGTAACACCACTGTCTTTTTGTGTATTTACTATTGTCGGTGCGCCACCTACTGTTCGTAATGTTGGTGCGTTTGCTGCTGCATCTCTTGTGTTTGCAACTGACACCCGTGCTGTAAAGTTGCTTGCCTCTCCTACGTTTGCTGCGCTACCTCCTACATGCACCATTGTAACATCATACGAAACATAGGCTATAGTATCCGGTGGAACAGGGATGTTAGTTTCACCCTGATCAGATTGGGCATTAACTGCTGTTGCGCTTGTGGTAGTAGCAAACATGCGCAATGTATAGTCACCACCTATAATATTACCAAAAACGAAGCTTTCACTTTGAACGGCAACAGGTACTGCGCTTGATGCTGCTGTACTCCGTGACGGCAATGGCTGAGATTTACCACTGGGCGCATTAGGATTTGGACTTGTTGTATCTGTGCCTGTTAAGTAAAAACAAACGCTCCGTGTATTGTCCCACAAAAAACCATTGGCAATACAACACCGTTCTGTAGGTGTTGCACTTAATCCTGTTTCTGTATTTACAAAATTGACTGTGCCGTCTACATTAAAAGAACTAACGCTTTGATTGCATTCTTTAAGCTTTACGCTCTTTGGTGCATCAATTACTTTGATTAACTCAGCATTACATAAACGCTCTTGATTTAAAGCAAAATTGCTAATTGATAGAACGCGCCAATATGAACCTTCTATAAAAATTAAATCGTTAAATTCTAATTTGTATAAATCTGTTGTTGTCAAGTTTAGCTTACAAGACATTAACCTGCTTGATCGGCTAAACAATTCATTCATCATGCGCAACCAATACGTATTAAACAAGTAGTTGGTTGTAATGCCAGGCGTGTTTCCGTTACTGACAAAAGGTGCGTATAAATTATCAGGATAACTATATCCCCATTGCAGGCTGTTCGTTGTCGTAGTAACTCCTACCGTATTGTATTCTGCGAAATATGGGTAGTTGTCATATAGCGTACCGCCATAATTAAATTGCCCACCATTGCCTATATCCTGTAAGCCATTGTAGTAAGCAAGAACAGGTTTGCATTCCACAAACTGTTTAAGATAAATTGACCCATTGCTGCCATCGTGCCAATCCCAAAACGTAGGACACAACACATTAGGAATTAAACTTGGTGGTGTGTTTTGTATGTTGGAATAGATAGGTCTAAGTCGTAAAGGTTGAAATACCTCGCTTGACTCCTGTGTATCTGTAGCAAAGTCATTATCATTTTCATAATAGTACCGTCCATACACTTTTCGATAATGCGCTTGAAACCATTGATTGACAAAATCTTTGCCTTCTGCGTCCTGAAACTTGTAAACCTTTTTTTGGTATTTTGTTGTTGGCTCAATGACTATGCTATCTGCATCAACTTTATCGGTAAAGTCTTTACGCGTTGTGCCTGTTTCCCAATAAACGTTCCAAGGCTCTATAAACACTACTCCCGGATCGGTGCGCTTAGTCACCATAATCAAATTAAACTTTTCGCAAATAGCACGTAGCCATTCGTCTACACTAACATCAGGGAAGTTCGCAGACACATCAACAAAGCCTGCCGTCCCCGTGTACGTAGTCAAAGCAAATAGCGAAACACCGGATGAATCTGTGTTGGAAAAAGTAACACCATCAAACGTATTGTTATGCAGTGCTTGCACTGTCACAACATCCCCTGCGTTTAATTCTAATAACGCTGCAAAATCTGCTAGGCATGTTTCTAAAGGTGTGCATTGGGTAAGATTTGTTTGTGATGTTGGCTGACCATTAACGAGGAAACGCGCTTGTACGCTATAATTTGACGCGCTTGTTACGGTTGGCACGCTACAAATCAATCGACTTGTCAAATAGTAGTTGCCATCATAAGGAACTATGAATGCACCGGCTGCATTTATTAGTCCATCAGGATCAAAGAAAGGTGAACTTGATTCATCTGTGAACGCAAGTGTTTGATATATGCCTGCACTTGAAGCAGGTATTGCAAGACTAGAACTTAAACCAACCCTAAATCCGTAAGAAGCACGACTGACTGCTCGCTCTGTTTCTGTAGCAAGAAACATGTAAATTTTACGAAAGTCTGCTGCATCAAGAAAAGCACTGTTGTATACAAGACCTGCGTATTGAAAGATGTATTCAATTAAATACTGTATGCGTATGGCAGGCTTGAAGTTTTTAGCTGCTAATGGTGCTTGCCCACCACTTGTTCCCATGCCCACACCGTTAACGCCATAAACAAAACCCATTCCAATACCTTCTTGGTTTTGGTTATTAGTGGAATTTTGCCCCCAATCAGACAGCGGATAAACAATTGTGCCTGCACCTACTCCACCTGTTGTCACATCGTTTGTAGTTGTCCAGGAACTAATGATGTTTGACCAATTTAGCGCATGGTCTAAATCTGTGTCTACACCTGCGTCACTTGTAAATAACTCTTCCCATGATAAATCCCTTATCTGTTCGAATAGGTCTGCTAGTTGCTCTACTATGTTAACTGTAAATTCATTGTCGCTTGCTGCATACAATTGCAACGTGCCTTCCATTATTAAAATGCCTTCGTCATAAAGCTGCACCTTAGTACGTACGGTCGGCTGAAAAGACCCTAAGCTGACATTAAAATCATGATAGTATGAAAAGAACTTAATATTTGTTCTTGTCATTGGTAGCTTAAAGTTGAACGTGTAAGGCGATTTGCTCGCAAGCGGATCGTTCAAGTCTTGAAACTGAAAGTTTAGCTCTATAGGAATATTAGGTACGTCTAATTCGTACTGCGTAGTTCCACCCTGTACAATTGCGACAAGCTGTGCCATTAGCGGATTGCTCTTTTACGTGCTACTTCGATGTTTACCTCATACGACGACAACCCATCTTTAACTGCTGACTTTTGCATAAACTGATTGTCGCTCACAAATCCTCTGACATATCCGTATGTGTTTTGCTCATTAGCATTTAGCCCATAATCTTTTGACGGTGTGATATAGACTCTTTCGCTACTTAGCAATGACATCATCAAAGGGGCAAGTTCATCAGGATTACCAAAGGCTGTGTTTAGCTTTAAGGTTGTTGTTGTGCGAATCTTGCTTTGTGTCTTACCACCTTCATAAGAATACTTGACGTAATTCGTACCATCGCCATCAGCATCAAAGCTATTTCCTCCAATCTGTCTAAAGTCGGTGCGCTCCATGTTTTGCGCTAGTTCAGAAAGCCCACTAAAAACTAGATTATCAATACCTCCTTTGCTGTTCCACCAATGCACGGTATAAAAGTCATCTGCGCTTTGAAACTTAGTGCATGGTAAACGATAAAATTTATAGGTTTGGCTTACAGGATTTGCAAAAGCATCAGCAGCACTTCCTAATACCACTTCGTAATGAGTCCAACCATTATTATCGCTTACTCCTGGGTTAAGATAAGTTGCTGTCTGTGTCGCTAAATTTGCCGTCCCGACTGCTACGTAAATTAAACGTTCACCATCATTCGATGCGGAACTAGGGTCTTGCCCACCGTTCGTGCTGCTGTTTTCAATAACCGTAGTGCTTAAAACAGTTGATCCATTGTAATACCTGTAGCCAATGTGTGTTGCTAAAGAATCAGAGTTGTTCAAAAAGGCTAATGTTGCCCAACTTGTTTTTGCTATGCCGTCAAAAAGCACATCAGTTTTCAGCCCTAAATCAGTAACGGGAATATCACTTAGCATATATTTTGTGTCCGCGTCCGGCACATATTCATCGCTATCTGCGTTGTCTATTATGTCCGTGGTTGCCAGGGTAAAGTTTCCGTTGACTACCTCAACACTTGCTGATGCCTGACCCAATGTTATTGTCGGTTCTGTATCTGCGCTTGTTGCTTTGCTATAACCAAAGTCCAAACTTATTGTGCGAAAGGCATCGGTGCTTGTGCTTAAAACATTGCTATTTGATTTACCTAAGTTCAGTATGTCTTCGTCCTGCTTTACAGCCTGTGCAATTACATTCCGTAGATTAAATACTGCTGCGTTTGCATTATTAGGAAGCTGTAAAAGTATTGCCTCTATTGTTGACCCTACCGTCACTTGACACGCATAACGATATTTGGGATCAGTTACGTTATCTGTGTCTTTGACTACATAGATAAAATCATCATATGACCCATGTAAACCTGTCGTAGATTGATTGAGTGTATACGGCATTAGATAGTTATTGAAATTTCATACGTGCGTGAAAAATTGTCTTTAAGAAAAATGTCTATGTCTTTCTCAAGACCTGCTTGTAACAAGCTTATTGCCTGCTTTAGCGTTTCGTCAATTGCCATTGAGTAGTAGTAGGAAGGCTTTATACCGGTCAAATAAACAGATCGGCTAATCCATTTCGACATAGTATCGAAACTTAAAAACCTGCCTTTTGCGTCACGCCATGTTTGGTTGCTGATGCCTTTGTCTACAATCCATTTTCTTATAGCAGGCTGTAACGTACCCTTTTGACCTGTACCACTACCAAAGCGATAGGGGCTATTAGGTGCTTTTGCGCTTGAGGCTGCACCTTGTACGCCCTGTTCTACAAAATCATAGTAAGGTGCGTGACCTTTAAACTGCATAGTCAAGCCATCATCCGTTTCTGTCAGACTAAAATACAAGCCATCAGCAAGTGTTCCTGTAACAATCTTGTCCTGCATTGCTAGATTTGCTCGTGCCTGAACTACGATTTTCGCGCCTATTTTTTTACACGCCTGCACAAAGGCATACAATTCTAAATCGTAATCTTTGCCATCTACTGATATGTTGATTGTTAAATCATCCATAAGGGGCTTCACATAGATTGATTGGATTTGGCAGCTTTATATCAAACTGCGTACTCCACCCTGTAAGGCTGTTATCAAAACGTGCTGTAAATGGCTGACAGTTCAAAGGCAGTAGAAACGACCAATTGTTTCCTTCTACCAAACTTCCAACATTCATGTTAAAGACAAATTGACTTGCGACATCTTGCAGCAACAAAAGCGTTTCGGAATAGATTTCGGTGATGTGATCCTGCTGCTCCTCAATCACTAAGTCACCAACAATAATTTCATAGGTAAGAACTGTGTCGCCACCATTGATTTGCGCTCCTGTACACTGACCGTATAGCAACGGGTAATCCGTGACGTTAAGCTTCTGCATGTCGAGCGTGTCGATAGTGAATGTCTGAAAGCTTTTTAGTACCTGGTGGTCTTGTACAATTGCCTTGAGCATATTGTTTATGTCAGTTATTGTTTGCATCTATTTTTACGTTTTTGCTGACTTGCAAGTCTTTTTCATAAGACATGAAGTTAAGTACCACTTCTATATATAATTCCGTTACAGCATTTATTTTCAGGACATCCCCACCTGCTAATTCATGAATGATAGCATACCATCCCCATTTACTACCTACACTTTTTTGCTGTTCGTCTGCTCCTTTCTGACTAAAGATTGTTGCGTAGTGATAGCTAATGCCTTTTCTATGTTGCAAAAAAAAACAAGCGCACCCATTACTACGTTCATTGGCAAGGTTAGCATATCCTCTGCTCTCTTTTTGTCAGGCTTGTATAGTTCTATCTCATAACAGTCATCGCGGATTAGTGCAATCGGTCTGTACAGAATAGACATGATATGCTCTAAATTTTTAAATGTACTATCCTGCATGTATGTTTCTATGTCTGCAAATTCACCCACTGTCAAGGTTGACCAATCCGGTATAAACCCGTACTGCTTGTTCTTGTGTGTTATGATGTTCTGCAAAGGCATTTGCATTGTACGTGCGTCAGGCTCAGATAGAAACCAATGTATTTTTTCTGTAGCTTTTGCTAAATCTCCCCATTCCACATGCTCAAGCGTTCCAGGTGCTAACCCTGCCAACACTTCAATTGATCGCCTAACGGCTGCATAGGATTCTGTTTCTCGTTCGTACACTTGCCACAACTCCTTGTATTTTTCAAGCGTTACTTCGTGCCAATCGTCCGGTAAAGTAATTTTCATCTTATGTAATATGATCGGTTTCTGTGGGCAAGCTTATTTAAACACACGTAACGTATTGCGTCTATGCTGTGATTCCACGCATCCTTTGGCGTTGGCAATGTGCGCCCATCCTTGTCTGTCATCCACTGATAGTTTCTAAACTCTTTCTGTACATCTAGGCTATCATCCTTTATGTGCAACTTATGCCTGCGCATTATGTCAATGCCATTGCGTATGCTGTCCGCTCCCTTCTTTGCAGGCTTTACATTGTAACTCATACGGTGCAATTCCGTAATGCTTTTAGGCTCTGCGCTGTCTGCAATTATTTCTTGATGACGTGTGATGCCTAGCTTTTCAAACTCTCTCGCTAAGTCTTGATTTGTAAGCCCACCTGAATATAGCTTTTGCTCTATGTACAGCTCATCCCCCCTTGCATACACTGCAACAAGTGCAGCAGGATCGGACGCGAAACCAAAATCAAGACCATAAGCAACGAAGTCCACATTCTCAGGTAGGTTAACATATTGATGCGTTTGGAATATTGTAGTCTTAGACACTCCCCTTTCGCCTAACCCATAGATGCGCCAATAGTTATCGTCTGTTTCTTTTAAGCGTTCAATCTCTTGGACAGTTTCTTCGCTTAAATGTGGATTGTCTTTATAAGTGCTTTGGAAAAACGCGCAATCTTCCCTAGGTATTACATGGTCGTACAGCCAATGGTACTCCATCGACGGGTTAAAATCCAATACACACTTCCAAGTGGTTCTTAATAAAAGCTGAGTAAACATATCAAATGACAACTCGTTAGCTTCGTTACAATAAAGTATATCTCGCTTCCTTCCCCTTATCCGCGATTCCTGCTCTACGGCTATAAACTCCCAAGTATTGCCGAATAAGTCGTATGTGCTTTCTGTCTTGTTGTGGTAAGCCTCACTATACACTCCTTCCTTTTGTAGTATCTCAATGAAGTCACGCAGTACTGATCCGCGTAATGATGGAAACGTTCTACGCACAACTGTTATGACTAATCCTGAATTGACGTTGTTATAACATATCTCTATTAAGACCTGCAAGCTGCTCCAAGTCTTTCCGCTACGCGTTCCACCTTGCAAGCAAGCAATGCGCTTCCGGTTTGACTTTAAGTCATAATAACTTTTGGGCTGCTTCACTCTTCTAGCAGTGGGTTGTCTTCTGATGAATCCTCATTCGCTAACACTTCGTCAAACCAAGAAGGTTTCCCTTGTGGTTCATTAATAGTAACGTCTTGCTCTAACTGTTTAGGCATGAAGTATGGGAACAAACTACTTAGAGCTTTTAGATACTTTTCTGCGCTTTCTTCCCTTAGTAGTTGCAAACTGTTATGTACGTGATCTAATTCCTCCTCCATTATGCCAACAAACAATGATTTGCTTGCTTCGCTTACCTTATTGTTTTTTCCCTTTGGTCTTCCTTTGCCCTGTGTGTTCCCTTTTATAAATGGCATTCTATGTTATTCTATGTTATTTTAACATGGATTCGTAATCCTTGATAGACTCAAATATACGATGTGCTACTTGTGGCACTATGGCGTTGCCGTATCCTTTAATGCTATCTCTTCTCCACCTTGGAAAGGTAATACCGTCCAATTCTTTGGGAATCCCATCATCTCTTCCACAAACAGGGGAGACAGTTGGGAATTTTTCCCAGTCATTACTTGCGTTGCCAAATTGGGCATTGTTGTCCCGTTTGGGTACTTCTCCATTCTTGCTTTGAACTTCTCCGTGTCGTGAACTGGTTCCGATGTTGTTGGAGTTAAAAGCAAACCTATTTTTTTCATAGTCGGCTTGTATTCGCTCATTACCTCCTGTGCTAACGTTCCCGAATCCCCACTCTTTGGATTCTTCTTGCCGCTTGTTACTTCCCCGTCCATCACAGTCGGTGTTTTTAGCAACAATCCACACTCTGTCGCGTCTGTGGGGAGCGTTGACGGCACAACATGGTATAATAAACGATTGGACGGAGTACCCAATAGCTTCCAAGTCAGAGCAACACGTTTCGAATACCAATCCTTCCGACCAATTAACAAGCCCCCGAACGTTCTCTCCCAAGACCCAACGGGGTTTACACTCTCCGATAACTCTAAGCATCTCTTTCCACAAGTAGCGTTCATCCTCTGTTCCTTTTCTTTTTCCTGCAACGCTAAATGGTTGGCAAGGGAATCCTCCGCTAAGGATGTC